TCACACCCAATCAGACCTATGGCGGTAGTGGAACAACAGGCGGCGGTACCGCGGCATACGGACAGAGCTATGCCAACGCAGGTGCGACCAATAACATGAGTGGATTCGCTGGCGGCAACGGGGGTGGTAGGTTCTACAAGACCATGAACGCCTACAACATCAACGCGGAACACGTCATACACATGTCGATGTCGGATGGTCTAGACAACCTGTTCCCATTTGGACAGTCAGTATTAGAACAAGTATTCAAAGTTTACAAACAAAAAGAATTATTAGAAGACGCGATCATAATCTACAGGGTACAGAGAGCACCGGAGAGAAGAGTGTTCTACATCGACGTAGGCAACATGCCAACACACTTGGCGATGCAGTTCGTTGAGAGGGTGAAGAACGAGATAAACCAGAGAAGGATACCAAGCGCATCGGGTGGAGCGAACTTCATTGATGCAACATACAATCCTATGAGTATAAATGAGGATTACTTCTTCCCTCAGACAGCGGAAGGTAGGGGATCTAAAGTGGACACACTGCCAGGCGGTACAAACCTGGGTGAGATAGATGACCTGAGATACTTCACAAACAAACTGTTTAGGGGATTGAGGATACCGAGTTCTTACCTACCCACAGGAGCAGAGGACGGATCACAACAGTACAATGACGGTAGAGTGGGAACTGCGTACATCCAAGAACTGAGATTCAACAAGTATTGTGCCAGACTACAAAGCATGTTAGCCGGAACGTTCGACGAGGAATTCAAACTGTGGATCAAATCAAAAGGTTACAACATCGACAACTCGATGTTCGAACTAAAACTGAATCCACCACAAAACTTCGCACAGTACAGACAGACCGAGATGGACCAAGCAAGAGTAGGCACGTTCACACAAGTAGCGGAATTGCCTTATATGAGTAAACGATTCGCACTGAAGAGATACCTAGGACTCACTGAAGAAGAGATGGCTAGGAACGCAGAACTCTGGGCAGAAGAGAACAACGTGCCACAGAAGAAACAGACCAAGAACAATGAATTGAGGACTGGAGGAGTCACACAGGCAGGAATCAGCACGGACCTAGACCAATTCGAGGAGCCAACAGCAGACGCCGAGGCACCAACACCGGGATCTCCACAACCAGGACAGCCGGGACAGACACCGGGCGGTGGTGGAACAACACCGGGCGGAACAGGCGGCGGAGGCACCGTCTAAGGTTAAATACGCAAAATGAAACTTTTTGAATTCTTCACATACGGCACAGACGGGTTTGAGCAGGACAAGACCTACGAACCTGAGAACGACATCTCGATATTAGACAGTGAAGACACTAGGAAAACAAGATTAACACTCAAGCAGATCAACTCTATGAGGTTGGCCTCTGAAGCACACGAGGCCCAACAGAAGGAAGAAGCGGTATTCGTCCAAAAGATGTACGGACAACCCGCAGGCACAGATAACTTAGAGTTATAATGTCATCAATAGCATTCGTACTGGGCAACGGTGAATCCCGTAGGGGCATAGAAATCAACGATTTGAAAGAAAAAGGCACAGTGTTCGCCTGCAACGCCGTGTACAGGACACACAGACCACACTTTCTCGTGGCAGTGGATCCCAAGATGATATTCGAGATAGCGGAGACCGATTATCCTGTACATAATAAAGTGTGGTCAAACTTCAACGCACAGTACAACAAACACCCCAAGATACTGGATCACATCAACTGGTTCAAGCCCAGCCTAGGCTGGAGTTCAGGGCCCACGGCACTGAGGATGGCCTGTGAGCACGGATTCAAGGAGATCTACATACTGGGATTCGACTACCAGGGTCACAAAGACGGTAAAAGATTCAAACTGAACAACATTTTTGGTGATAGCCGCAACTACAAGAAAAGAAATGAAGAAGCCACCTTCTACGGTAACTGGATGAATCAGACCAAGCGTTGCCTACAGGACTTCAAGGATGTGAGATTCCATCGTGTAATACCTACAGGATGGTTCCGACCCAAGGACATCGAGTGGGAGGGCAACATAGATCACCCCACCACAGAGGAATTCCTGTCCCGATTCGACCTGCAGATCAAGATCTAGCCAAAATCACTGGTTTTGACACCAATTACACCACCGTTTTGACCCTTAATCAGTAAATACAAACACTTATAAGTACAAATCGCTTAAAAACAAAGGAGCACGTGTAAAATGTCAACTAATAAATTTGAATCGTTATTAGAGTTGCTAATAAACGAAGAAAACGAAAAGGCAGAAGCCCTTTTCCACGAAATCGTAGTAGAAAAGTCTAGAGACATCTACGAAAACCTAGCAGATGAAGAAGTGACTGCTGAGGCAAAAGAAGAATCAAAAGACGAAGAAGTTAAAGAAACAGAGGAGTCTAAAGAGGACGACAAAGTTGAAGAAACTTCAGAAGAGTCTAAAGATGAGCAAGTAGACGAAGTTGTAGAGATTGAAGACGAAGCAACTGAGTCAGAAACAACTGAAGAAGAATCAATCGAAGAAGTAGGCGGTGACGCCACTGACGAATTGGTCAAAGACATCTCAGCCGAAGAAGAAGGCGAAATGGATGCTGACAACGGCGAAGAAATGCCAGCAGACATGGACGCTGACAACGGAGACGAAGGCGATGTTGAAGACAGAGTTGTGGACTTGGAAGACGCTTTAGATGAACTAAAAGCAGAATTCGAAGCAATGATGGGCAAGAAAGATGGTGAAGAAGAGGAAAAAGAAGAAGCTCTAGCACCAGAAGTTGCACCAGAGTTAACTCCAGAAGTTGAAATGGAAAGCAAAGAAGCAACTAAGGAAACTGTAAAAGAATACAAGAATCCTAAGTCGGCTGACAACGCAGACCATTCAGACAAGTCAGCAAAATCACCAGTCAAGGATGCTGGAACAAAGATGCCAAAAGGCGGTGACAACATCGCTAAAGGATCTGCAGAAGAAAAAGGCAGACCGGCACCTACAGCACAGAAGATGGCAGGCGGATATGCGAATGAAGGCGGTAAAGACTCAAGAAAAATGAGTCCAGCGAAAGCGGCGGACACTGCGGATCATTCAGACAAGTCAGCGAAATCACCAGTTGCTTCTAAGTAACTGTTGATTTAAGGGAGATCATTGGATGACATCACTATACCTAAGGGAGAATCTTACATTTGATCAGGCCAGGGTACAGGTCTTACACGAGGGAAAAGACGGTAAGGATTTGTACATGAAGGGCATCTGTATCCAAGGTGGGATCAAGAACGCTAATCAGAGGATCTATCCAGTTTCTGAGATCGCGAAAGCGACCAAGACACTGAATGACCAGATTAGTTCAGGGTACTCCGTGTTAGGTGAGGTGGATCACCCGGATGATTTAAAGATTAATTTGGACCGTGTGTCTCACATGATCACTGAGATGTGGATGGACGGGCCAAATGGATACGGCAAGATGAAGATCCTGCCAACACCAATGGGCCAACTTGTCAAGACCATGTTGGAATCGGGTGTGAAACTGGGCGTTTCAAGTAGAGGTTCTGGAAACATGAACGAATACGGAAGCGGTGAAGTTTCAGACTTCGAGATCATCACGGTAGATGTTGTGGCTCAACCTTCGGCACCAGGTGCTTATCCTACGCCAATTTACGAACACCTAATGAATACCAAGGGTGGTAACATGGCGAAAGGTTTGGCGGCTGAAGTTAGAAATGACCCAAAAGCACAGAAGTTTCTCAAAGAAGCTTTAACAAACATAATAAAGGACCTGAAATAAAATGATTGATGCGATATCAAAACTTGTTGAATCAGGAGCGATCTCAGAAGATGTAAGAAACAGCATCCAAGAGGCATGGGACAACAAGATCAAAGAAAACAAAGAAGTTGTAGGCGCTGAGCTGAGAGAAGAGTTCGCAAAAAGATACGAGCATGACAAAGCGAACATGATCGAGGCCATCGACAAAATGATGAACGAGAAGTTATCTGAAGAGATCACCAAGTTCGTTGAAGACAGAAAAGCACTTGCACAAGAAAAAATCGCCTACAAAGAAAACGTGGGCAAACATTCTGCCAAGTTAGAATCATTCATTCTAAACAAACTGTCAGAAGAGTTGAAAGAACTACACAGCGACCGTAAAGGCGTACACGAAAACTTCAAGAAGATGGAAGAATTCGTTGTTGGTGCTCTTGCCAAAGAAATCAAAGAGTTCCATGAAGACAAGAAAGGCGTTGTGGAAACGAAAGTCAAACTAGTAGCCGAGGCCAAGAAACAGATGGCCAAGATGAAAGAGGCTTTCATAACAAGATCTGCTAAAGTTGTAGAATCTGCAGTGAACAAGAAACTTGCTGAAGAGCTGAAAGCTCTGAAGGAAGACATCACATCTGCTAGAGAAATCAACTTCG